CCAGAGTTTGCAAAAACCGCTTCCCATATTTGTATTTGTCCTGTAGTAGCATCTACAGTTTTTACTAAAGTACCAGCATTATAAGAAGTTCCGGATGCCCATGCAGTAATTGTGCTTATATCTGGTAAAGCAGTATCATCGTCTCGAAAAAATCGATGCTGATCTCCATTGTAGCTCCATAAGCATCCTCCTCCGTAACCTTCTATTACTCCTTGGTATCTCCAAGCGCAATATTGCCCAATCACCTCCCTTGCGGGAATTCTTGCTTTTTCCAGATCAAGAGGAGATGCAAGCTCAAAAGCTACAAATATATTATTTTCCGATGCAATTCTATCTACATAGTATGTTTGAGGAGGAAACTCTGTTTCTGAAGTGCCAGCCTTATTTAATTTTGAAGCAAAAGTTTGGCGATAAACTATTTTTGTACCAATTAGATCTTCGTTTCTTTCAAAATTAACATCTAAAGGGCCCCCTTGAGTTGTTAAAGTCCCTCCACTAGTATATCCCGTATGAGATGTTCCATCTTCGGAAGTGCTTAAATCACTTGTAGTAAACAATTCTACTGTAGTGGTACTTAATCTATTAACGTAAAAAGTTTTATTATTTAACTCGGTCATTCCTCCGATACCAGTTATTTCTATTTTATCTCCCGTGATTAAGGTATGATCTTCACTTGTTGTAATTACAACTGGATCTGCTTGAGTCGCTCCAGAAATACCTATACTTATACCGCCTCTTCTTATTAAATCAAGTGTAGTTTCTGAATTTGATACACCCCCTGTCAAGCTTGGAATATTTGCAATTGTAAGAGTAGGACGAGCAATTGCACCTGAAGAAGCTATCTCTATTCCAGTTATTTGAATAGGAATTGCTAAATACTCTACTTGATTAAAAGATACTTGAGTGGGTCCGTCTTGTTCTGCATTAAATAAATGATAGTTACCTGCCTCCTCATTATCTTCATAATTTGGCAAAGTAATATCAAAAAGTTCAACTAAGGCTTCCCCCGTATCAAGAAGCTGTACTGTATCAATTATATCTGTCACGGTTCGTATACTCGTTTAAGGTTTGCACTAAGGGTATGAACATTTGGCTGAGTATAAGTAACATTATAGTTTTCGCAAACAACTTTCAATGTTTCTCTCTGTAAAACTATATTAAAAGATCTTCCTGCTTTTGCATCTAAAAAAGCGGAGATAATCTCTATCTCTTGCCAAACACGATTCGAAAAAAGAGCACTTAAAGTTTCATTTTTTGTATTTATTCCGTCTAAAACTCTTTGTTCGTACCCATCTCCAAATTTTGCAGTAAGAGTTCTATGTGTGGAAGTTCTATTTGTATTTCTATTAAAATTCAATTCTTTTGAAGGATTTGTGGCAATAACAGCAACATCAAATGTTAAAGCGACTGCTCCTCCACTTCCTAGTTCAGTATCGGCTATAGTTATAGTATCATCGACGGCGTAGCCTTTTCCTCCTTTAACTATTGTTATAGAGGCTGCTCCACTTCCATCTATAGTAACATTAAAACTTGCCCCTGTACCAGAACCGCCTGTAAAAGCAACATTTGAATAAGTTCCTTCAGCTCGACTGGCATCAGCGGCACCTACAGTATCCACACTTACAATTGCATTAAAATCCGTATAAATTTCATTTAAAATATCTAAATAGTCATCTTCTGTATTAGATGAAGGAAACTTTGTAGTTAGAGTACTAAGAATATCATCTCTATTGATTGTAACACTAAAAGCGCGTGCCATTATGCTACTCCATACGGACTAAGAATTCCGCCTGCACGTTTTTGATTCAAAAGTTCTTGTTGAACTGCATTTGCAATTGCTTTTCCAAGATTTGCACCGTTGATACCATCGGCTTCTGAAGTTTGAGTTGCCCTTCCTTCATTGTCCACATTTACATTTACAGTTACATTATTTGTGCTCCCCGCATTTCCACCAAGCTCTACGGGTATAGAACGATTATTAGGAAGAGGAACTACTGCCTCCGTGCCGTGCAATACTGCTGGATATCCACTATCTTTTCCGGTAAATACGCCTCCCTGTGAAGCATATGCAGAAGGTTGAGTTATTCCACCATATCTAAAAAATCCCATCGGCGAAGCCGTAGCAGTGGGAGCTGACACTCCTCCTGCTGCAGGAGCACCAAAACTGAAACCAAATGCTGACATCAATATTCTCATTGTAATCATTTGAGCAATAATTTGAATTAATTGTTGAATTATTGCTTTTGCCATTTGAGCAAATGCTTCTTTTACTGACATTGTTCCAGAAATGAGACCAGTAAGAGCTTGTGTCATTGAATTGCTTATTGTATTGTACAAAGCATCCATCGACTCCAGCTCAAAATTTAACTGCTGTTGAGCTAATACCGCATCTTTTAGTCTATTTAGCTGCTCTTGATCCATTGGGCCATTTTCATTTTCTATGCGTCGGCGCTCTTGATTAAATCGTCGTTGAACAGGACTAAAGCTAAAATCTTGCACTTCACCTCTTAGTCTGTCTGTCTCTCTATCTAGCCCTGCCAAAGCTAATTCTGCTCCTTGATTTTTAAGAAGCTGTAACTGTCGCTCAAGTTGCTTTGTTTGTTCTATTTGTATATTTAAAAGAGCTTGGGCTGCTGTTCTATCAGGCCCTTCTTTCATTTGAGTTATTTCGTACTGTCTCTGCACTTGCTCCAATTTTTGTTTGTTTATATCCATTTCCATGCCTAAAAATTTCGCTTGATTTTTAAGGCGAGCTTCTTCTGCAACTGTTGTTGCTAACTGAATTTGCTCTTGAATATTTCCTAATTTTTTTGTATTCTCTAGTCGAGTATTTAAAGCTGGAATAGTGCCTGTATTTAGCAGCATTTTTTCTAGCTGTAATTGTCTTTCTTTTCTTAAATTAAGCTCTTCTTGAAGTTCATTTGCCTTAACAGCTGCGGCATTATTTGATCTAGCAATTGCTAAATTTTCTATTGCTCTAGCTTGTTGTTCGGCTGTTGCATTTGTCCCTTCTTTTGTTGCGGCAGAGTGTTCTAATTCTGCTATAAGTAACTGTCTATTTGATTCAAGTAGCTTATTTGACTGAAGAAGCCTATCTGCTTCTACATTTTGTAGTTTTTCATCTATTGTTAGTCCGTTTGTTCGAAGCTGGCTTTCTTTTTGAATATTTGAATTAATAGTTTCTTGAATAGTATTAAATTTCTCTGATCTTTTATTCATTTCTTCTTGTATATCAAGAGTAAATGCATATTCTTGTGATAATTTTTCAGCTTCTGCTTGAGCCTTTTCCAACTGTTTAGCATTTTCTGCGGTGTCTGCTGCCTCTGCTTTTGCAAGAGCGGCTCGTGCTTCTGCTAATTGACGCTCTTTTTCTGCTGCTCTGGAAGATGCTGTTCCCCCAAAAGCTCCTGTTGTAAATCGATCTACGTTTTTAGCCTCTAGATCATCTAAATTTGCTTGTGCATCTTTTGTGGCCTGACTAGTACGATTTCCTATCTCTGTTATTTGTGCTTGGACTCCAGCTAATGCAAGCTCGCCCTCCTTTACTTGTTTTGTTATATTCTCTCTTAACATTACAGTAGGATCTAATGATTTTTTATTAGTTCCTGCGAGCCTCTCTAATTCTTCAAACATCTCTCTATTTAATTGTTTAAAATTAGCTATAGAGGCTCCTGTATTCATTATAGAGTTTGCTAATTCAAGCATACTATTTTTTGCATCTTCAGTTATATTTTTTAAATCTAAGCTACTTGCCAGCTCCTTAAACTCGGGGTTCAAGTCAGATAAAGCATTTAACGTGTCACGAAATGCTTGCTCGGCTTCTGGAAAATTACTGTTGCTTGGATCAAGAGCTTCAAAAGATTTAAACTTTGCATTTAAATCCGCAGACTGAAAAGCTTTACCAATAGCTTCTACTTGCTCTGTCACACTTAAAAGCTCAATATCTAAAACAGTTTTGGCAGTTTTATCTAGTTCTTCATTTAAAGTTTTGCTTTTATCTGTAAAGTCTTCAATAGCTTCGTTTGCTTGTTTTACCGACTCTTCTAAAGGAAAGAAAACATCAATAAGAGCTTTGATTCCGTCTACTGCCAGTAATATAATTCCTATCCAACCTGCAATATTAAAAGCTGTAGAAAGTGCTCCTGCTATTCTTCCAGAGGCTTTTGCGGTAAACTTTTGTAAACTTGCAATTGCAGCTTTTGATTTTATTACATAAGTTTTTACATGAAGTGTAGCTTTTTCATAAGTAGTAGCATGTTGTCTTTCAAACTTTTTAAGAACCATAGCTCTTTCAGCATAAGATTTTTTAAGATCATTTAGCTGTTGCTGGTTCATGCCTTTTAACTTAGAGTTTACGATTTGGCCATGCTTATCTATCTGAGCTTGAGCCCTTGAAAGCATCATCTCTGCATTTTTCTGAGACTCTCTTGATACTGCGCCGCCAAATAAAAAATCAACTCCACCTTTACCTGTAGACTTTGCGGAAGATGTATCTATTCCTGCTGATTTTGCGAGACCTCTATTGAATTCTTCATTCCCTTTAAGTACTTGGTCTCGATCTGCGCCTAAATTCTTAATTGTGGAACGAATTTTATCGTAGTCTTTATCGAGAGCTTTGAGCTTATCCGACTGCATATCGAAATTCTTTTGCGCTGTTTCGCCCCAGTCTGAAAAACTTGGTAAGATAGATCGAACAATTGGAATTGCAAATAACCCTAGAGCGGCTGTAAGACTTAAAGTTCTTTCACTTAAAAATTCGAATACAGGAGCAAGACCGCCTGCAATTCCTTCTTTTATAGTATTAATAAGACTTTCAAAACTTACTAAAAATTTATTTAAAGAAGCAGCGCTGGGATCCATTATTTTTTGAATGGCTCCAAACTTTTTCTCTGCTTGTGTTAATACATCATTTGCGACTGCTTGGGTTCTTTCAAACTGTGTAAGTTCGTCCACAGGTTTATTTATTGCATCTGCATATTGCTCTGTGGCATCTTTAAGCCTTAATACAATACCAAGTTCGTCAAGAAGTTCTGGTTCTGCTTTTGTTACACCCCTTACAAGACGATTAAAAGAGTCTGTTAAATCTCTTCCAAGAGCAAAAGAAGCATTTTTAGCAGCGTTTCCAAGTGCATCAAGTTGAGAAGGACTAAGACCTGCTGCTGTACCAATGGCAGCCGCTCTCGCAGCCTCTGCATAGCCAATTTGACCATCTGTTGCTTCTTTTATTGAATTTGTTATGGTTTTATACGCAACACCAGTCGCAGCACCTAAAGCTTCTTGACCAGCAATTAGATTTCGTACTTCACTAGCAGATTTTAAAAACTGAAAAGCAGCACTAACCGCAAAGACTTGAGCTGCAAGAGTTGCATAGGCCGGCACAAGACCTCCAGAGATACCTTGTGCCATTTTTGAAAAGTTTTTGGTTCCATTTGCAGATTGCTGAGAAGCGCCCTTCATTCTGCGATCAGCAGTAAGTGCTGATTCAGAAGTTTGATCTAAGGCTAGTCCTAGCTTTTTCGCATTTACAGCTACGCGTTGTGTAGTACCTTTGTCATCTACAACTACGTCAATATAAACTTTATTTTTTGCCATTAGCCACGCACATTATGGGTGTAGGTTTTTCCACCCCCTGCAGACTTAGCTTTGCGCTCTTCTGCTTTACGTTTTCTCTCTTGTGTTTCCATTCTGTACTTAATAATTTGACTTTCGTACAGTTTCATAAAAAGAAAAACTTCTTTTCTATTATCTACTTCGTGCAGCTCAAAAATATACTCTAAGGAGTCCCAGTGTTTGCCTAGGTAAGTTCCTGACATTCCTTCCCAGTTATCACTAAGGAGTCCATATATAAAAAATGCCACTTGAACCTCTGCAGGAAAACTAGAGGGCTCGAGCGGCATTTTGTCAGGGTCTGGTTCTTGTCCTAGCTGTTCGCAAATAAGTAAATACTTATCAACATCAACGGGAGAAGCTTGCTCTATTACATATCGCTCAAGTAGGCGATTTATTTCGCCTACTTGTTGCTGGTAAAATTTTCGAGATCACCTACTACTTCGGTAATCCAAGTGTCGAAATCATTTGAATTTTTCATCAAAAGTTCGGCATTTTCTTGCGTAAAGGGCAAACTATCATTAGGATCAAGCTCAGAAATATCGACCAAAAGAAGCTCTTCTAAGTATCGAAATTTAAGACCTTTCCACCCTTTGATTACTGCATTACAGTACTCCGTTAAGAACTTATCTTCGTCTAAATTTTCTTCAGGTTGACGAGTCTTTCTATTAAACTTTGTACTTACACACTTTTTTCGTAGCTTTAATAGCTCTTCCCGGGCTAAGTAACAGACATCAACTGTCATGTCTGGATAACCTGGAAATTCTAAGGTTACTGTTTTACTTGGAGTCATAAGACTCGCGAGGGATACAGGTTCTTTTTTATCGGGCATATCTGGTTCCTTTTTTAAAAGTTGTTATTGATTTATACCACATATTATATCGAAGCGCAGGAAAAATGTCAAGAATTATTTTTAACACCTGGAAAGAAAAAACCCGCCGAAGCGGGTTAATTAAAAAGTATTCAATAATATTAGTACGTTTGCTCGTTAGCTGTGGCAGTATCACCAAAGTAAGTAAGAACAAACTCATCTGCTTTATCGAAGTCATTCGTATATGCACCAAATCCAGTTTCAACAGAAATAACATCTTCAATTGAGTGAACTGGTACATCAATATGAACTTTCGGCATATTAATATACAAACGAGGGTCGCCTGCA